TTTACTAAGAGTTCTATATTAAATGTTTCTGTATTAAAAAATGTTGCAAATTTTCTCATATTTTATTTACTCCCTGACAAGTTTTCGATTTTTCATAACGACAAATCAATTCAATATTTTCTTTAACTTCCAATAATGATTGACCACATCGTTCAAAATAATAATCTATATCTTCCTTCGTTAATGGTGCGAGATTATTCTCTACCAAAGTTTTATTAATTACACTATATGAGTCTATATCTTTACTTACCAATGGTTCTAAAATTTCAAATTTTAAAACCTGCCCATGTTCAATAAGAACCCACACTTGTGGTATATAATTTGTTGGGTCTAAAACTAAATCAATTTGTCTCATAAATTATTCCTTATTAACAAGAAGCCAAAATTGTATATTGATGAACTGCTTGTCCTGTAGTAACTGTAATTTGCATGACTCCTGCATCTGAAATTTCTAATACCTTATCACCTGTTAATCCAAGAATACCCTGAACATGAGATAATGGCCATTCCCTAACTGTTTTTAACGAACCAGTAACTCCACTTTGAAATACAAATTCTCCGCTATGTGTGCTATGGTCTCCCAATGAAAAAACAAGATTGTGATTATCTACTCCTGCATGAAAATTTCCAATTGAATTACCTGCGGCCTGAGATTGAAACTTCAAACGTTGAATGGCACTTACTGTTGGTTGAATAGATATATCCCATGAAATATTCTTTCGTGTCTTGGGTGGCAATTGAATTTCAACTACATCCTTGCTCATGAAACGATATTCATTTTTAAAATCTTTATTTGCATTTGTAAATGTTATTCCAGTTAAAACTTCATTACCATTGACTGTTTGTTTGTTTACAGTAATGATAGCTTTTTCTTTATATTCTGGAATATTAAGAATTGTATTCAATCTGCCAAGATCATGAAGACCAAATGTTCCTTGAAAATCATTTACTGGTTGAACAAACTTAGAATTTAAAACAACCTTTTTATCTACGGCCATTGAATTTAATTCGGTTGAACTAATTGTTCCAGTTACCTTAACTAGTTCAAGAAATCCAAGAGCATGTGTATATGCGAGTATTTCGCGCAATTCATCTATCATTTTATAATTTCCTTTTATATAATTTACGTTTTATAACCTTTTGTCAAAAAATATAAGGTAAGTTGTTCCTCAGAAATTCTAACAAAATTGCGAAGGAAAACTCTTCGTGTAGTTCGTTCTCCAAGTCTCGTAACGTTGGCACAATCATCCAGTTTATCTTTGTCCGTTACTTTAAAAAGTTGAGAAGACTCTCCACCAAAAATATAATCACCAATCTCAATAGTTGTTCCTAAATAATCTTGCATATAAGTATATTAGTTTAAAACAAATAAAAAGTCAAGTATTATTTTCCCCATCCTACTAACAAACCTAAAATTGGTTGGTATCCTGATCCTCCAGAAACCGACGATTTTAGAAAACGAACTGTTGGTATAAGATAAAAATTAGATTTTAAAGAAATGATTACCGCAGTGCCACCGGTCCATTGCCAGCCAGTGTTTGTTCCACTCCAACTTATACCCGCAGTAGTTGGCATAATTAAACTTGCTTTTCCAATAGTGAACATCTTCTGAGCCAAACCTGCTCCAATATTATTAGTTACAGTAAGTGGTTTTATATTGGTCGGAAGCACATCGATAACAGTAAAAGCATAAGTTCCCGGACTTGTAATATAATGGGCATATAAAGCGGTTCCAGCAATATTTGGAGTTGCGTTAAAATTATACGAACTACCAACGGCATATATATTTTTAATCGGTGTTTGCGCTAAAGCAGCATAAGTTACAAAAAATAAAAAAATAAGTGTATAAAATTTCATAATCTCCTCTATTCAAAAAAATCTTCATAAGTATTAATTTTCTTAGTTGCATTTTCTATTGTTTTCCAATTTGGTAATTTACCAAAAAGATTCTCAATCTTTTTTTCTACTACGCTTTTAATCATTGATTCTTCATCAAAGGGTAATACAGTGAACCAATTAGGTAAACTTATTTCATCTGTTGGATATGCAATACTTGTCATTTGATTAATATTATTCTTTAATGGACAAACGACACATTTCATTCCATCAACAATTTTAGTATGAATCTTATCATTATTTATTTCACGAAGTATATTCCAATTTATAGCGGCACGAACATGCCCCGGAACTCTATTACCTTTTCCTTTTTGAATAAGGTCCATATAATTAGTTAAATTATTTACTCGTTTTGGTGTTCCTCTGTCGGATGGCGGTAATGCTTTAAATTTAATTTTAAAATCATTTATCATTTTGATAATATTTTGCTCTGAGCCAGTTGTTAAAAATTCCATAAGAATAGTTTTTAAAAATTTCTGACATACTACTGGTGTATCACTGCGTCTAAGGTCCAATCCCATTGCTTTTAATTTTGGCTCTTTTAAATACTTACCATCTTTCCAATAATTTAAAATTGCATATCTTTTTTTAGTAATATATAATCCGCGATAACCAACACTTTCACAACTTGCCTTAATAAGCGATCCAAATTCTTGTGGACAATTAAACATTTTTTCCATAAGAGTTGGAAAAGACTCGTTAACTTTTTCTCCAATAGCAGTATATAATTGAACCGCTGCCTCTTTATTCCATTCCAATTCTTTACGATCAACCATTGGTTTAATTGTTGTCCATGCACTAAATTGGGTGCTATCAGTATCAGCAGCACAAATTGCTGCGCCTTCGATATTATATTCTCCAGTAATACATTCATTCGCAAAAGAATTAATATGTTTGCAAATAATACGACCCGATAAAGTTACGCTTTGTCCTAATCTTTTATCAAAGAAACGAGAAGCTGGACTTAATAATGCACCATATAAACTATTAAGTTTTATTTTTTCTATATGCTGACGGCGATTAAAAAAAGACTCAATTTTTAAATCTGTGGCTTCTCGTTGTTTCTTTTGAAATTCTTTACGATCTGTATACCAATCCAGTAATAATCCCGGAATAATAGCGTTATGTGCATATGTAAAAATTGTTCCGTTACCACTAAGCATCCAAGGTTGCCCACTATTAAAAATTAAATCATAACATTGATCTGCTGTAACTGTATCATTTTTTCCTGTTTCTTCCCAATCAATAATTAAATCAATACCTTGTTTACGAGCCATAACCGCTTGATACTCATGAGACCCAAATTGATTTTCCCAAGCATGAGCAAATGTCATATTTTGCTTTTTGAATTGTTCTGAAATATAATCATCTGTTAGGGTAGGTCTAATTTGCCCAACAATTGTTTCCAATCCCATATTCAATGCTCTAATAGTGCTTGGGTATAGTGAATTAATATCAATTACTCCAACCCATTCATGTGCTCCGCTTTTTGGCGTTGCAACATATGCTCCTGCGACAGACTCATTACCTTCATATGAATTATTTTTTCTATTTGGAGCAATCTGACCCCTATCATGAATTCTATTGACTATAGCTTGGTCAATAACTGCAACTGTTCCCATGCATGTTGAAAGAAGAGTTGTTGTATCATGGGCCATTCCATTTAATAAATCAATAAACTTCAATTTATCTTCAAGAAGAGATAAAAGTATAACATCTTGCCTGTTATATTCAATAAACTTTTCAAAATCTTCATTATATAATTTATCAAGACTACCGGTATATGGTGTTTTACTTTGACCCAACTCATGTTCTGCAATAGCATTTAAACTATAGCTGTGGCGTTCTTCATAAGTGAACTTAATATAAACTTCCATTAAATCCAAATGAACTCTACCTACTAGTTCATAAGTGGAAATTTCTTTTCCATATTTTTCTACTGTTTTTTCTTTTGGTTTTTCATTCCATAGGCATAGTCTACTTGTATCATCTTTACTCATAATTCTTGTGATTCGATTGATAAGATAAGGAATATCAAAACCAGAACTATTCCATCCACTAATAATATCAGTATCTTCTAATAAATCAAGAATGGCAGAAAGCATATCAACTTCATTTTCAAAAATTATCGTATTTTCAAATTTTGCAGCAATTTCATTTGCTTTTTCTATAGTATATGTTTTGGGTTTAAGAGCTAAAGTAATTAATTCTTTATTCCATTGGTGTTGCATTGTTACTGCGGTAATAGCAGCAAACGGATCATCAATTGGAGCATAACCGCGCACAGAATCAAAATCCACTTCTATATCAAACAAGGTAATATGTAATTCTGGAGCATTTTTGTGACGATAATTTTGAGAAAGACATTTATAAACCAGATTTAAATCACTTTCCCAAACTTTTTTATTACCAAGTCTTGCTAACTCTTTATGAAATTCCGATGATGATCTTGGTGTAATTTTTGTTACAGGAGTATTATATATTGTTTTATATTGACCATTTGGATCATCTACATAAAATGAATAGTCAATTGGATAGCTGTTATAAATGCGTTTGTCATTTATTCTTTCTACAACTTCTATACGTTCTGATTTTTTATTTATTTTTGCACTAATATAACTCATTATATTCCTGTTTTACTTTAATATATAAATTGTGCAGAGCAGTCACAGACTTTAGGGTCTTCTTGGTTATCCCCCGTTCGCAACAGCCGGTTGGCCCTATCAGCGTCTTTACCAATGTATACGCGCATGGAGTCCAACTTGTTATCCGTTCAAAACACACTCTGCACAAACTATTATAATTTAAATTATGTGAACTTCTGGTTAATTCCAGCCCGATTTTACGGCGGAAGGCATATTTTTCCTGCTTTAGTCATTCACATAAACTTGTTATTGGAGCGGGGTGCTAATATCGAAATAGCAACCTCCAGAATTGGTTTCTGGCGCTCGACCATTGAGCTAACCCCGCATTTTTAATTTATTTACTTTTTACCCGCAGCTTGAAGCAAAGCATCAAGGTCATTTAACTCAGCTTCTAATTCAGCATAATTACCTTTGAATGCCGTTTTTATTGCCTTTTTTAATAGACTTGCTGGAATTTGCAATTCCTCTGCCACACTTTTAATTGTATCTGCCATACCGGTTTGTAGTGCCTCGCACTCTTCAAGATTGCGCACACCATCAAAAATAATATCTTGTAATTTATTAATTTCATTTGGTCCTAATGTAGTTATTGCCATTGTTATATTTCTCCTCATTTACGATGATATAGTAATCATTTTCAAATGTCAAGCATAAAATAATATGGCCACTCCGCTCTGGTTAAACCAGTAGTAAGAGTGGCCTTTTCTAATATATGGTATCTATATAAATTGTGTGGAGTTGGATTGGATACCAACAATTTTATCGTTACTCCTCAACGGCGTTCCTTCCGTATTTATGGCGAGTCTTACCTCAAAAGAGTTAAACCTTTAAGACCCAAAACGTGTTCATCCACGCTGCCCACACAAACTTTTAACATTACAAACTACCAACATTCTTTATTCCTTTGTGAATCACCCAATTGCTAAAGCAATTATGGCTTCTTGTTTCATCGACACATGCCTACAAGATTGATTTTTTATCAACGTTGCCCAGTAGTGGTATCTCCACAAGCGTAAATTCGGGACATTCCATCCCTATATTTTCTTGTTACATATGTGATTTGATTATCATCACATTATTATGATACTATATAATTTGTTGTTTGTCAAGGATTAATTTACATAAAATTCATTTGTATTTTCTTTTCTAAGATTGATAAAATTTCAATTGGTGTGTTTCTACACCAAAGAGTCCATATCTTGCCTTATCAGACCAACAATAGTTTGCGTAGCAAAAAACGTATCAACTATTATCCACGTGCCAATAGTGTTTGGTTGTAATGCAGTTAATCTTGGCAATCGGTCTAAACAACTGCACCCAAGATTGCCCTTGCATATCATTCCGATATAACTTCCGCAATCCCTGTATCACGACTCACTCTTTAAAGGATGGCTACCTTTAAGCCGACCTCCCAATTGAAATTATGTTAAAACCAAAACTTATTTGGAATATGTTCTCCCAAATCAACTATACCAAGACCAGCGAGAATACGATTATAAATATCCTTTTTTTCCATCATATAATCATAATCCCGATCACCGAACCTAAAATTATTCCACTGATTCATTTGCGCATTATTGATAATATCAGTGGCAAGATCATTATCCATATAATAATCAATGAATCCTCCACGATTATAATGGGCTATCATTCCACTTGACAAATATAAAAAATGGTAACCATTTTTCTTTAGCGTTCTAATGTCCTTACATGCAGACAAGACATTATTCACAAGCAAGGTCTTTTGGCGCGGGGTCAATGGAGTGAACATTTTAGTATTCCTTTCTTTTTCTCAACTACAATATTAGTATATCAAAGTTTTGTCCTGTTGTCAACTAAAAATAAGTTCATTATTTTCAACAACATAATTTTTATTTCAAAAAGATAAATACTATTGGTCGCGGATTCACTGTCCCACCAATTCTATCGCTTTTAAGGAGCAACAGCATATGCCTATTTATTCAGAATTATTCACCGCAACAGATCGAACACCGTTCTTTTATATTTTAACACATATTTCAGATGGAAAAAGATATGCTGGAAGCAAAACAAGAATAGGCTGTCTACCTTCTGATTTATGGACTAAATATTTTTCATCCAGTAAAATTGTAAAGAATATTATTAAAATAGAAGGCAAAGATTCTTTTATTGTAGAAGTTAGAAAAAATTTTTACAAATTCCAAACAATGTTTATTATATGAATCTAAATTTCTTACAAAAATCAAAGCCGCCAATAATCCAATGTGGTATAATCAACACGAAAGTGTTCCCCTTGGTCCATTTCCAAATAGCGCAATAACTCGTTCCAGAAAATCTAAATCAAAAATTGGTAGAAAATGGATTAATAATGGAGTAGTTCAATTTCCAATTAAACTATCAGAATTACAATATTATATAAATTTGGGATTTTCTTTAGGTAAGAAAAAATCATCGCTTTCCACTAAAGAAAAGGTTTCAGAATCAAGTAAAAATAGAATTCATATTTATCATGCGCTTTTAAAAACAGCAAAATTTATAAAATTAAATGACTGGCCTATATATGAAATTCAAGGATTTATTCAAGGAAGAATAAGAAAAGAAGAATCAAATAAGAAACAAGCACACACTAACACTGGAAAAATATATATTAAAAACGTATCATTAGGAATTTGCAAGGTTATTAATCCAGTAGAATTTTCATCTTTTAAAGATTTAGGTTATATTCAAGGAGTGATTAGACATAAAATTTAAAAATCATCTTCTTTATCATCTTCGGGCGTCCATAGTGGAACTTGTCCAAGCAATTCAAGTTGATTTGGTTTGAAAAAACACGAACTTTCCACATCGTATCCACCAGTAAAAGAATCATAATTAAAACTATTTCTACCACCCCAATGATGTATACAATCGAAATTAGCTGACAAATCTGGCCACGGAAAATCTTTTTGTATAATACTTATATCTGTATCATTACTATTCCTATAAAATTCACTTGTTCGTTCCCAATTATTTGGATCATCTAATGCTTTATTAGGTCTTCCCAAATCTTTAAAAATTTTATATATAATTAATGCATCTTGAGCACTATCTAATTCATATACTAATGTATTTGGCAGAACTTTATATAAGTATCCAATTTTTGATGGTATGGAACTACCGAGATTTCCACCTTGGATAAAATTATTCCAGTCACTTGTCCACTTACCATTATCTAATTTTTTAGCTGTGCTTGTCCATAATAACGCACTTAAAGGTTTGCTTCCACCAATTAATGGATTTCCACCAGCAAGCACCGGAGCACCTTCATCTATTATAGATTCGTGGACATTATTGACCCAATCTCTATATTGAGGAATCATATCACCATTATCGTCATATGCATATTTGGCTCTATCTCGTAAAATATGTTCTTCGCGTTCTTTCTTTGTTGCATATCGTTCTATTTTTCGAGGAACAAAAAGTTGTAATGTATTATTTGGACATCTTTTAATACCATCTTCTTTATACCATTCAAGGCTTTCACGCGCGGCTTCAACAGGATCATATGGAGTAACAATTTTCTTTTTTCTTGCCAACTCGTTCAGCCTCATATTAAAATGGCTCCACATCAAAAAATATTTCTA